GCCAATAGGCTATCGTGGCTATGCCAGCCTGGGCTATGATTTCAACTGGACGCATGAGGCGCAATCCGGGATAGAGCCGACCATTGAAGAGGGGATCTATCAGGCGCTGATCGCGCTGGGCGAGAGGGTGAAGGGATGATGAGCACGCTTAATCGCATCATCGGGCTACTATACATGCGCCTTACCCGCGATTGTCCGACGTGTTGGGGCTACGGCACATTCGATGGCGTATTGTACGACTCGGTCGAAGAAATGCTCGCCGCGCCGTCCCCGCCTGAGTGTCCAGTCTGTGGCGGGTCGAGGCGCGCATGGAAGTGGAGGCGGAGATGAGACTAGCGCAGACGACTGACGCTTTGCAGTGGTTGGCGTCTGTGCTGGACGCTGACGGACGCGACCCGGTACCATGCGACCGCATGGGACTGACGTTGGTGCTGTCCGAACTGTCCGACTTGCGCAGCGCGCTAACTGTGGCAACGCAGGGCAGCGAATCGGCGGCGGCAGTGCGCGCGGCGAACGAGCGGCTTGAGGAATGTCGGCGCGCGCTGGTGGCCCGGTCGCAGGAGCTGGTGGTGCTGAAGCGGCGACTGGAAGAGAAGAGTCGGGCGCTGGCCGAGTATCTGGCCGAGGGGGAGCAGGGTGAAAAGGTGGGGCCGGAGTAGGCTTGGTGCTGACCCAGGGTAGGACTATGCAGGCAACTACAACACGCTGTTTGAAGGTGTACATCCGGGGTGGGGCGAGTGGGGCAGACCGTCAATTGATGGCCCGACTCATGGCTGACCGCGCGCATGGTATCTGCTATTCGGAGACCCTGCGCCGCGCCCTGCGTCACTACTACAACCTTGACCGTCCGGCCCCACCCGCTTCCGACAATGGCCAATCAGCCGCCAGCGCGGTGCTGCTACTGGCGGCCCAGGTGCGCGACCTGACCGCAGAGGTCGCGCGTCTGAGGGCGGAGGTCACGGCCATGCGGAGAGACTTAGCCTATGCGCTGGAGGTGGTGCAGTCATAGACCCCACGCCTAAAGGCGGGGGCTTGTCCCTGGCGCGACGCCCGCAGGCGTCTCCGAGACAATAGGCGGTATGACAGCCGCCCGTGCAATGTTTCTAGCCGCGTTGACATCGGCATGAGCCGTGTGTCCGCAGACACAGCAAAGGAACTCGCTTTGAGACTTGCGATTTGCCCGTTCGATATGCCCACAAGCAGAGCAGCGCTGGCTGGTGTATTTCGGGTCTACCAAGACGACCGGAATACCGGCCAGCCGCGCCTTGTAGTCGATGAACTGCCGCAGTTGGGCAAAACTCCAATTGCTGTGCCGCGCTCGTTCGTCTTTGCCTCTAACCCTTGTCCGCGAGCGGATATGCGTCAGATTTTCCAGCGCAATTCCTCGGTTCGTGCGTTCGGCAGTCTGAACGAGTCGCTTGCTGATCGTGTGGTTAACGTCTTTCTGGAAACGGCGCTGGCGACCTGCCAGCTTTTTCAAGTGGCGTTTGGCCGACTTTGTGCCGCGCTTCTGAAGCTGAGTGCGGAGGCGCTGGTGCTTCCGGCGATTGCGCTCAATCGTCGCGCTAGTGTAGATGTCGCCGTCGCTGGTCGTGGCGATATTCGTCACGCCCAAATCGACACCCAATGCAGCGTCAACATCACGCTCATCAGGATCGGGAATATCACACACTGCCAGCAGGTAGAACACGCCTTTACGATATACGAGGTCGGTTTCGCCTTGCCGGTATGCCAGCAACTCAAGCTGACGCTTGCCCGCCTGATAGGGAATGTTCAGCCGTCCGCCAACGCTCCAAATGCTGACACGCTGGTTGTTGGTTTGCCACGACAGAATGCGGTCGTCATAGGCAATCGCGCCGTGCGGCTTGAAGCTGTGCTGTGCCCGCTTATCAAGCGTATAGGCGTCCGCAATCTTGGCAATACAGCGAATGACCATTTGCGCCGACAGTCCGCTGCGTTCCCGTGCCGCGTAGTAACAGGCGGCTTGCAAATCGAAACGGCGAAACTTTTTCAGTTGCCACGCCTGTTCACTGAGCCAGTTGCAAAGGGCGTTGGCCTGTTCCAGCGTTTGCAGAAGGTACGCCCGTTGTTCGTCGTCGGGCAGCAGTTTGACCTGCGCGATGAGTTTCATACATGAAAGGATAACACAAATGATCGGATTGTGCAACTGGCGCTTCGCGCCCCGTTTTTCCTCCCCACAGCTAAAGCTGGGGGCATCCAAACGGAGGTTCCGGTGAAACATCATTGCTGTCCTAACTGCGGCGCGGTGCTGGTGCTGGTGAATGGGCACCTGGCCCACCTGTCACCTGCCGCCCTGCGCATTATTGAGGCCGCGCCCGACCGCTTTAGGCGCGGTTCTCCTATGCCTGCCCATGCTCTTGGTGCGGCTATCGGTTACTCCGAGTCATCTACCCGCCGCGCCCTACGCGAGCTTGCCGAGGTCGGCGTGGTTTTCGCTATCGCCTATGGCAAGCGCACGATACGTCACCGCTATGCAGGTGTGCCCGCGCAATTGCTTCCTCGCACTTCTCCCCACCATTCCGCCAATTGACGCCACCGCCTTCCCGTGAAAGTTGGCGTTCCCTTGACTTTTTCTGATGTAGACTGTAGATAGAGGCACTATAGAGTGCCATCCCAGCGCGGGGCGCATCCCTTACCGACGCGCACACCGTGCAAGGGCGGGCAGATGATACGGCTCGCCGCCGACGCGCACAGATACGTTTTCCGCCCGATGCGCTGGGAGATGACGTGAGGCAGGGCCGCGAGTATGCGGTAACCGGGGCCGCGCGGGGATCATGCCCCCGCCGCGTCACTGTGGCCGACGAGCGGCGGCAAGGTGCAAGTCCAAAAAGAAATCGCGGCAGCCGCGGGCCACAATCTGCGCCGAAAACCTACCGTATCGGGGGCTGACTGATACAGAGGCACTCCAACCGCGAATGCGGGCAAGGTGCTGGATCGGGCTAGGCGCAACCCCTGTGACCTGCTTTGCACGACTGTTGTTTGCGGGAGCGGGGGGACGATCCGCCCTGACGTTCTGCGGGATGTCAGGAGAAGCAGGGAGTACCCCGCGCAAGCGGGGCGGGAATTCCGGGGCGAGGGATACCGGACGCGCACCATGCCAACAGCGCGTAACAAGACGTTGGCCTGTCCCCCACGTTCGCTTCGGCGGCGTGGCGCGACGCTCCGCAGTGGTGCCCAGCATCCGTGAGCGTCTGCGAGTACGGAAGCGGGGCGGGCGGCGAGCGGACTCGGACTTGGACGTTCTAGCAGCGTCAACCGCCGCCGAAAAGGGAGCCGAGTTCCCGCTCCGCCGAGCGTGTGCGTGGCCTACGCCGCGCTGCGAGCCGGGCGCATTCCCGGCCCTCTCCTCAGGCGTGGGGGCGGCTATAGCGATGCGCTTTGAAGGTGCCGCCCCCTGGGAGATTGCATGACGAAGCGGAAGGCATACAGCGATAAGTTCAAGGCGGGGGCGCTCATCATGCTTGAGAGCGAGGGCTACCCGCAGGATCGCTATGCTATGCAGAGAGTAGCTAGAAAGCTGAATGTGCCCAACCGGACGCTGCGTCATTGGGCACATACCAAAGATGGCGAGGAATTCGCCGAGCTTTGCCAAGAACAAAAAAAGAGCATCACGACCCTGATCGAAGACGAGATTCGGATGGCGTTTGAGGCGCTAGGCATGGCCCGCCCTGATGCGAGCTATCGTGATCTGACCACGAGCATCGCCATCTTCATTGACAAGATGCAGCTGCTATCGGGCAAGCCGACGGAACGCAGCCAGCAGCAGATTAACGTGTCAGGGCTAGAGCACCTGGCGGGCATGAGTGACGATGAACTCTGGACGGTTATCCGCCCCACAACTGGAGTTGAGGCGGCGCGCCATTGAACGCGCCCGCGGCTCATTAACATCATACAAGCTGCTGATCTGGCGGCGCTACCAGCACGCGCCGCATCTGGACGCGCTCGACCGCCTGCTCGCTCAGTGCAGCCAGCACGCGGCCACGGGCGGGGCAGCTGGCATCGGGCATCTCATCGTTGAGATGCCGCCCCGCCACGGCAAGACGACCACCATCTCGCGCCTGTTCCCGACGTGGCACCTGGGCAACAATCCGGAGCACCGCATGATCCTGGCGAGCTACGGCGCGTCTCTGGCCGAGAAGAACAGCCGCTACGCGCGAAACGTGCTCATGCTACCGCGCTATCAGGCCGTGTTTCCGGGCGTGGCACTCGACATGGCGAGTCGGGCGGTGGATGCCTGGGACTTGGCAGCGCCGCATGAGGGCGGCCTGGACGCTATCGGGGTAGGGGGCGGCGTGACGGGCAAGGGCGGCCACATCATCATTGTAGACGACCCGGTCAAGTCGCGCGCCGAGGCGGAGTCGGAAACGTACCGCGAAAAGGTATGGGACTGGTTCACAGACGACTTGTACACGCGGCGCGAGCCAGGCGCGGCGGTGATCGTGGTCATGACGCGCTGGCACCAGGACGATCTCGCAGGGCGGCTACTGAACCGGCAGCCCGGCGTCTGGACGCGGTTGCGGATGCCGGCGCTGGCCGAACCCGACGACGACCTGGAGCGTATCGAGGGCGCGGCATTGTGGCCTGACCGCTACCCGCTGCGCGAGTTGACTAACATCCGCGCCACGCTTGGCGAATACAGTTGGTCGGCGCTGTACCAGCAGCGACCCGTGCCGGCAGAGGGCGGGCTGTTCAAACGGGCGGCGTTCCATCTGATTCCGCGAGCGCCGGAAGTCGCGCGGGCCGTACGCTACTGGGACTTGGCGATGAGCGACCGCACCAGCGCGGACTACACGGTCGGCGTGCTGCTGGGGCAGACAGAGGCTGGGCGGCTGGTCGTGCTGGACGTGGCGCGGGCGCAACTGGACTGGTCATCAGTGCCGAGCTTCATGGCAGAGACGGCGCTACGTGACGGGCCGGACGTGGCGCTGGGCTTCGAAGAGAAGGGCTACATGAGCCGGGCCGGGCAGGAGTTGGCGCAGGATAGCCGTCTGCACAACTTCAGCATCTGGGGCTTTCCGAAGGACAAAGACAAACTGACGAACGCGCTCCCATTCGCCGCGCGGGTGGGACAGGGGCTTGTGGATATCGTTGAGGGGCACTGGGCCTGGGAGTTCATAGACGAGCTATGCAGCTTCCCGGCGGGTGAACATGACGACCAGGTAGACGCGGCGAGCGGGGCGTATGGGATGCTGGGGACGATTGCGGGGAGTGCGAGCCTAACGTATGCAGACGAATACACGATTGGGGCCGGTGATTTCTAGGGCGCGACGGGCGCTGATTGAGCGCATCGAGAAGACGCTCGACCCGCAAGCGCCCGCCTACATGGTGCGTGGGCCGGAGCGCATGATCGACGACGGATGTGATTACGACCGGGGCTATGACCCCAGGCCGGAGATCGTGAAGGCAGAGGACGCCGCGATGAGACGGCGCGGAAGGGGTAACAATGACGCAGAGTAAAAGCAATTATGGCGGCAATACCCGCATGGCGGTGGAGTTTACAGCGTCCATTCCCAGCGGATCGCCCACCAGCACGACGTTTGAATACCCATTCGGCCTGTTCGCCCTGGGAACGATCACGCCGTCAGGCACTATCCCGGCGGCGGCGGGCACGCATATCAGCATTCATGCCCAGGACATCTGGGGTGTGTGGCGCTCCGGCCTGTCGTACGAGAGCGGCTATGCCAACTGGTGCATTCTTTTCCCAACGGGCGGGGTGATGCATGACATGCCTCCGGCGTGGTTTGGCGTGGCGGGCAGCGCGCGCTTGGTGCTAACCAATGGCAGCGGGAGCGGCGTACCGGCGACGGGCTCGCAGGTGTTTTCGCTGAGCATGAAGGCGTGACGATGAGAACGCGGCTGGCAGTCTGGCGCGCCCGGATACGGGCACAGTGGCGCAAATGGCGCACGCCGCTGACGGCAACAGGGGCGGCGATCCCCGCGCCGGAGTACGTCATTCATGACGGCGTGGATTACAGCCAGCCCGCGCTACTGCCGTTCTGGGTCAAGGCGCATGGGGCGAAGGCGGTGGGCACGTTCCTGGAATCCACGCAGCGCCAGACGATGCGCTTCCAGTTCGACTCGCCGTACCGCAGCCAGGCGTATGACGGCCCGATCACCATGCCAACCGAAGACCCGTTGGAAGAGTGGTCATTCGAGACGCGCAAGGCGGTGCTGACCAACTGCCACGCGGCCTACCAGCGCAATCCGCTCGCCAAGCAAGCCGTCCAGATTACGCGCCAGTTCGCCGTAGGGCGCGGGCACGTCGTGACCTGTCGCAATCAGGACGTGCAGGCGGTCATTGATGAGTTCCGGGCCAATCCTGAAAATGCTATTGAGGAAATGGACAAGACACTACTCCAAGACCTCCAGGTAGACGGCGAGATATTCATCCGCAAGGTGGCAGGCGAGAACGGCGGCGGTGTAATTGTGCCGCTCCCGCCCTGGCACATTGTGGAGATTGAAACTGATCCCGGCTTCTTCCGGCGCGTGCTGCGCTACCACTTGCAGTACACGACGGGCACGCAGAGCACGACCAGCGTGGGCGGGCAAATTGTAGACGAGTGGATCGACGCGGCGGAGGTGCTGCACGTTGCGGTCAACCGGCACAGCTACGAGTTGCGCGGGCGGCCCGATCTGTTCGTGGTGCTGCCCTGGCTGCGGGCATACAAAGAGTGGATGGAAAACCGGGCACGTCAGAACATGTGGCGCGGGGCGCTGCTCTGGGACGTGACGATCAGCGGGGCCACGCCCAACAACGTCGCCAGCGCCGTATCACGCTACACCAAGCCGCCGACGCCGGGCAGCATCATCGTGCACAGCGATCGCGAGGTGTGGCAACCGCTCAGTAACAGCGTGGGCGCGGCGGACGTGTCTGAGGACGGGCGGCAAATGAAGCTCATGACCGCCGTCGGCATGGGCTTACCGGAGTATATGCTCAGCGACGGACAGAACGCCAATCTCGCCAGTGCGACGGCGCAGCAATTGCCCGCACTGTGG